CCTTGATATTTCTCCGGAGGGATATTTTCTAAAAAGTTTTTACACTTTTAAGTCTTTTCTCAGGGTGATAAGCAGCTAAGTTCTTCCTTGAGATACCCTGGTGTTTCTGCCGCTCCTTTCTCAAAGGCCATGTACATGTCCTCCATACGTGTTATTTCTTCTAGGTTGTTTATCACTCTGCGAAAGGACTTAAAAAGTTATTAAAAAGGAGCGGACTTACAATGAAAACAAAAAGAAAGTCTGCTGAATCATCACAATTGCATGTAGATATTTCTCCAAAATCTACTGCAACTACCATGGAGGGTAGGGAGAATGAATTAATTGCTCTTGCGTATGATGCAGCAGAAGAACGAATACGAAATGGAACGGCATCATCACAAGAAATTGTACATTTTTTAAAGCTTGGATCTTCTCGTGAAAGACTTGAGAAGGAGACTTTGGAAGCTGAGATGCGATTGAAGCAAGCTAAGATCGATGCGATTGAAGCAGCTGAGAATTTGGAGAAAACTTACAACGAAGCTATTGCCGCTTTCAAGAGTTATAAGGGAGAAGAAGATGAATGATTAAAACATATCAAGAACTCATTCGCATTCCAACCTTTGAAGAGCGATTTGAGTATTTAAAACTAAAGGCTAATCCAAGTGAAGCTACATTTGGTGGTCATAGATATTTGAACCAAGCTTTATACAAATCTCCGGAATGGCAAAGCATTCGTCAGCGAGTCATTATTCGAGATAATGGTTGCGATCTTGGGTTAACTGATAGACCAATTCGAACAAAGATTCTTATTCACCATCTTAATCCCATAACTATTGAACAAGTTCTTAATCGAGATCCTGCAATATTTGATTTAAACAATTTAATCTGTGTCTCTCATGAAACACATGAAGCAATTCATTACGGAGATGGCAGCAGGTTAATACCATCTGCACCTACAGAGAGAAAACCTGGTGATACAAAACTATGGTAGAAAGGAGGAAGCATGAACGATAGTATTTTAAATTCCGTTAAATTACAGCTTGGAATTCTTCCAGAATATACAGTATTCGATCAACAATTAATTCTTGCTATTAATACGGCTTTCTCCATTCTTCATCAACTTGGGGTTGGTCCAAAAGATGGATATGCAATAGAAGACGAGAGTAATAGATGGGATGAAGTCGTAACAAAGCAGTCACTGAATATGGTCAAGTCTTATGTCTTTCTAAAAGTTAAGCTTCTTTTCGATCCGCCGGCAACTTCTTTTGTTCTAGATGCATACAATAAGCAGCTTGCTGAAATGGAATGGCGAATTAATAGTGAGGTAGAAATCAATGGGTGATTATTTAATTCATTGGGGCATCCCAGGACAGAAAAAGGGAAATAGACGTTTTCAGTATAAAGATGGTAGTTTAACGCCTGAAGGGAAGATCCGTTATAGAAAAAACTTCAATAAGGCTTATACAAATTTTACCAATGAAAAAGATAAGCTGGCAAGAGGCAAATCAACGGAAGAAAAAGTTAGATCTAAAGCTTATGAAGCTACTAATCAGCTTGGCGATTACTATTCAGTGCTAAGAGATAGTCATAAACTTTTAAGAGATGATGATTATCGCTTGAGATCTACTGGAGAGAACGGAAGAGATTTTGACGACGAGTATGAATATATCAGACCACATGCTAGAAAGGAATATCGTAAAGCATACAATCAATGGGTTTCCGATGCGAAAATGTGGAATACTAAACTTGAAGAAATTGGGCTAGACGATAATGGTTCTAGTTATAGAGTTAGTCAGCTTATTGACTACATTGAATCGCATAAGTATTAATCGAAAGAGGTGCCACATGAATAAAAATAAGATAGATATTTTGAAGCGTTATAAGGAGGAATAGAATTGTCTGATTATTTAATTCATTGGGGTATCCCAGGTCAAATAAAAGGTTTTAGGCGTTTTCAGTATAAAGATGGTAGTTTAACGCCTGAAGGGCGTATTCGTTATGGCGTTGGGGAAAAGCGTGAATCTAGCGATGCTAAGAAAACAAAAGCTCTACCAACTGGGGACAATGCTTCTTCACAGAAATCTGCAGTAAGTGTTGAATTTAAAAAAACCGAATCTTCTCCAACTGAATCGAACAAAGAAACTGCTGAAGACCATAGAGCAAAAGTGCAAAGAGCTATTAAGTCTGGGAATAAAGACGAAGTAAAAAAGTATGCCCTTGATATGACTTCTGATGAACTTCGGAAAGCTATGGACAAGGTAGACTTAATGCAGAAATTGAATGCTTCAGAACCTCCCAAAACTGCATTTGATAGAATTGATAATGTTGCGAATACTCTTAATAGAATATCCAATTATTACACAACATCTGTAAACGTATGGAATAATTTTGCAAGAGCTTATAATTCTCTCAACAAAGATGGTAACGATCTTAAGTTAATCGGACAAGATAATTCTGGTATAAAAACAGCCGAACAGAAATTAAGAGCTGCACGAAACAGACAAGTTATTCAAAGCGGTAATGCTGCCTTGATTCAAAAATATGCCAATGAAATGTCTGGAACGGAACTCTCTGAAGCAACAAAGAGACTTCAAAATCTTGACGCTATTGCAAAGAAAAATTATTCAAAAGTTGGAAATGATTAATGGACATTGTTAGAAGGAGTTGACATTTAATGCTTTCAAATACTGCAACTCCTAAATACTATGGGGAGTTTCGAGACAAAGTAATTCGAGGAGAAATTCCTGTATGTCGTGAAGTAGAAGCAGAGATGAATCGAATAGACCGTCTCATTGCTTCCCCGGATTATTACTATGACGACAAAGCTGTTGAAGGATGGATTAAGTTTTGTGAAAACGAACTGGTATTAAGTGATGGCTCAGATTTCCACATGCTTGATTCCTTCAAACTTTGGGGGGAAGAAATTTATGGATGGTATTACTTTGTAGAACGTCCAGTTTGGAATCCTAATGGTTATGGTGGCGGCAAAGGATGCTATGAAAATAGACGAGTACGAAAGCGCCTGATCACCAAGCAGTATCTTATCGTTGGACGAGGTGCTGCTAAAACAATGTACTCGGAATGTAATCAAGCTTACTTCCTTGTTATTGAATCAAAAACAACCAAGCAAGTCGTTGTTGCACCTACAATGCCACAAGCAGATGAAACTATAGGACCTTTCGTTACGGCAATCACTAGAGCAAGAGGCCCTTTATTTACGTTTATGACTCAGGGATCTATTAATAATACTTCTGGGTCAAAACGTAATAGACCAATGCTTGCATCAACTAAAAAAGGTATTCAGAACTTCCTTACCAATTCTATTCTAGAAGTCCGACCAATGTCTATCGATAAACTTCAAGGTCGTCGAGATACATTATCCACCGTCGATGAGTTGTTTTCAGGAGACATAAGGCAAGATCCTGTAGAAGCGTTGGAACAGGGGGCGTCTAAAAATCTTGACAATTATTTGATTATTGTGACTTCATCGGAAGGTACAGTAAGAAATGGTATTGGTGATACAACAAAAATTACTCTTGCAAAGATTCTCAAGGGAGAGATAGAAGATCTCCATACTTCAATCTGGTGGTACAAACTTGATGATGTAAAGGAAGTTGGCAATCCAGAGATGTGGTTAAAAGCCAATCCAAACATTGGAAAGACTGTTACCTATGAAACCTATCAGCAAGAAGTTGAAAAAGCCGAAAGAGATCCTTCTCTGCGCAATGATATTCTTGCAAAAAGGTTTGGTATTCCTTGTGAAGGCTTTACTTATTTCTTTACTTACGAAGAAACAAAGCCGTTTAAGAAACAGAACTACGATGGTATGGTTTGCAGTTTAGGTGCAGATCTTTCACAAGGTGGAGACTTTTGTTCCTTTGTATTCTTCTTCCCATTACAAGATGGATCGTTTGGTATTAAAACTCTGAATTTCATTTCTGAATACACTTACTCACAATTACCAGCAGCAATGTCAATTAAATATGATGACTTCATTGCTGAAGGAACACTCATTGTAATGAATGGAACAATTCTAAACATTGATGACGTCTACGATCTAGTAGATCAGCATATATTACAGCATGACTATGATATACGCTCGTTTGGTTATGACCCATACAATGCTAAAGAGTTTGTTTCGCGATGGATTACTGAGAATTCTGAGTTTGGTGTTGAAAAAGTAATTCAGGGTGCAAAAACTGAATCTGTTCCATTGACAGAATTAAAGAAACTGTCGGAGCAAAGGAAACTTATTTTCGATGAATCTTTATATTCTTACACAATGGGTAATTGTATTGTGATCCAGGATACAAACGGAAATAAGAAACTAATGAAGAAAAGCTATGAAGCAAAAATTGATGCTGTAGCAGCTTCTATGGATGCGTATATAGCATATAAGCTAAATAAAGATTCTTTTGAATAAGGAGCGAACGATGAAAATTAAATTTGGTAATAGCGGTAAGTTATTCGATTTAATCGGTTCCGTTATGACAGATTCTGTTCAGGGATTGTTTATTACATTACCCTCTTCATCTGTAAAATTTGATGATTTATCTTCAGATCTGAAGGCTTACAGCGGTGATATTTACCTCTACAATGACGAAAGTGTTGCCGTTGGAGAATACCACGGTTATGAAGATAAGCCAACAGTAAGAGCTGAATCTGCTGAAGAAGGAATGGTCTTCAAGTTATATTTGCAGAAAATTAAACTTCAGGATATTGACTCTATTAATGACTCTCTGCAGTCGTTGAAGACAAATGCAACAAAAATGTCAGAAGATATCCAGACAAATAAAAACGATGTCGCGTCTGCTCTCGATGCAATTGCCTCTCTATTTGAAGCAACGGCAGCAACTACAGATACAACTACTCCGGAGGTAACAAATGGCTGATTATTCTGCAATGGTTAAAGTATATGTAATACTAATTCGGATGGGACGCAGAACAATTGCTTCTGTACCAGCCATTATTCGTCCGCAGGTTGAAGAAGCACTTAAGCACGAATAATGTATGTATTTCTAATTCTTGAAGGAGGATAAATAATGAGCTCACAAATTAGTGGGACTACCATTTCTCTAACAAGAGGAGACACATTACTCTTAACAATCAAGTTAACGAAAGATGGTAAGCCATATACTCCTCAAGATGGAGATAAAATTCGGTTTGCTTTGAAGAAAAAATACACCGACGATGAAGTATTGATTCTTAAGCAGATTCCAATAGATTCTATGACTTTACGCATAGATCCAGAAGACACTAAAAATCTTAATTTTGGAACATACGTATATGATGTGGAGTTAACAACAAAAGATGGATTTGTAGATACATTTATTACACCCTCTTCGTTCAAAATAACTGAGGAGGTGTACTAATGCCTCAATCAGTTTCTTTGGAAAATAAGGAAACAATTACTGGCAAAATGCAATCATCGCAAGAGCTAGCAAGTGATTTACATTCAAATCTAAATATTGAAGAATCGTTGTACATTCCGCGTATCATAGATTCTACTTGTGTATTTTATGGAACGACAGAACATTGGAATAGTATGGACATCGTTCCGCGTGAAGGTACTATTTACATTTATAGCGATTACGATAAAGAAGGTAATACTTTCATTCCAGCCTTTAAGATTGGTGATGGCGACAGTCATTTAATTGATCTTCCATTTGCAACATCTAAAAAGAGTGTTTATTACTTCTCGACAGAAGAATGGAAAACAAAAGAAAACGCCATTTCTGCTAAAGGCTGTTTATATATTTATTCAGATTATTTTCACAAAGATTCTGGTGACATAATGCCTGGAATTAAAGTTGGAGACGGATCAACGTACATTGTTGATCTGCCTTTTTTATTTGAAGATACTTTGAATGAAATTAAATCGCATATTGCTAATAAAGAAATACACATCACATCAGAAGAACGACAAGATTGGAACAGTAAAGTAACAGTATCACTAAATAATAATACTTTACGTCTTTCAATTTAATAAAAGGAGATCACCATATGGCAGCGTTTATGCAACGTATTCGTTCCGGATGGAACGCTTTTCTCGGACGAGATCCGACGGGACAAACAGCATTCTATGGGGAAATAGTTAATGGATCAAGCTATCGACCTGATATTTTAAGATATTCTAGAGGAACTGAAAGAACAGTCGTAGCTAAAGTCTATAACAAAATTTCTGTTAGCGTCGCGTCTATTGAATTTGTGCATGCAAGATTAGATGAAGAAGGGCAGTATTCCGAGACAATGCAATCTGGATTAAATAACTGTCTGACTTTAGAAGCGAACATAGACCAAACCGGTCGAGCTTTTATTCAAGATCTTGTAGAATCCATGTTTGATGAAGGCGTTATTGCTGTCGTTCCTACTGATACAGATTTTGACCCAACTACAGAAAGCGAAAAATTTGACGTTTTAGAACTTCGAGTTGGCAAGATTCTGATGTGGTATCCGTCTGAGGTTCTTGTTCATTTGTATAACGAGAGAACTGGTCGTTTCGAAGATGTGAAATTGCCTAAATCGGCAGTTGGCATTATTGCAAATCCGTTCTATTCAATTATGAATGAACCAAATTCCACGCTGCAAAGATTGGTTCGCACAATTAATAACTTAGAGCGAATGAACACCAACACATCAAGTGGAAAATTGAATTTGCTAATTGGTTTACCTTATACCATACATTCGGAAAGGAGACGCCAAGAAGCTGAGTTAAGACGTAAAGATATTGAAACGCAGCTATCTTCATCAAAATATGGTGTTGCTTATGCAGATGCAGCAGAGCACATCACACAGTTAAATCGTCCACTTGAAAATAATTTGTGGGAGCAGGTCAAAGACTTAACAGCTGAGCTATATAACGAACTTGGATTAACACAAGCTGTTATAGATGGAACTGCCGATGAAGCAGCAATGATTAATTTCTATAACACAACGATCACGCCTATCTGTAATGCTATTTGTGATGAGTTTAAAAGGAAATTCTTATCCAAAACAGCTCGTGCACAAAAGCAGTCGATTGTGTATTTTAGAGATCCATTTAAGTTAGTTCCTGTTAGTCAGCTTGCTGATATTGCTGATAAGTTCAGAAGAAATGAAATTATGTCGTCGAATGAACTTAGAGCAGAAATTGGTAAGAAGCCTTCGAAAGCAGAGAATGCAGATGAGCTTCGTAATCCAAACTTAAATCAAGCGAAAGACGGATCCGACCAAGATGCCCAGACAAAAGCTGACGATGCGACGAATAAAATTTTATCAAGTTTAAACAATGTAAGTGAAGGAGATGCTCAAAATGGCTAATTACGATTTTGCTGGTTGGGCAACAAAGAACGACATCCTTTGCTCCGATGGAAGAACAATTAGAAGAGATGCTTTTGCCGACCAGGATGGGACTCGGGTTCCGCTTGTTTGGAACCATATGCATGATTCGGTAGATGAAGTACTTGGTCACGCAGATCTTGAAAATCGTCCGGAAGGTGTCTATGCCTATTGCTCATTCAATAATACAGAAAGTGGAAAACGTGCAAAAGAAGTTGTTAAACACAATGACATTTGTGCGTTGTCTATTTATGCAAATCATTTGATTCAGCGAGGCGGAGATGTTGTTCATGGAATGATTAGGGAAGTCTCTCTTGTTCATGCCGGAGCAAATAAAGGAGCCATTATCGACTCTGTGATGGCGCATGGAGATATGAGTGATGACGAAGCCGTTATTTCTTTTGTTGGTTATGGCGGTCTCGAAGTCTATCATTCCGACGAGGAAGGAGAAGAGATGGATACTAATTCCAATACCAATTCAGAAGAAACTGTAAAAGATGTTTATGACACTCTTACAGACAAACAGAAGAAAGCAGTTGCAATTCTTGTTGGTCAGATTCTTGAGGAAGAAAAGAAAAAGAAGGGTACTTCTGATGAGGAAACAGAAGATACAGAAGACGAAAGTAAGGAATCTGTGAAGCATTCCGATTCTGATTCTTTAAAAGATGAACTTAATACTAAATCTGAACCGGATGATAAGAAGGAATCCGAAGAAACTGTAAAAGATGTTTATAACACTCTTACAGACAAACAGAAGAAAGTTGTTGACTTTCTTGTTGACCAGGCAATTGCTGAGGCTAAAAATTCTAACAATGAAGGAGAAAAATCTATGAAGCACAATGTATTTGATGGCGATACCGAGCGTGATACATATCTCTCCCACGGCGATCAGGCTGAAATCCTTGAGAACGCTAAGGATCCGACGGTTGGCACGTTTAAGAACGCAATGAAGATGTATGCAAATGAACACGATCTTGATCTGGCGCATGCTGACATCGCTCCGTCTAGTGGATTCCCGGCTGGCACTGTTGAGAAGCTGTTCCCTGATTACAAGGAGTTAAATCCTGGTGCTCCTGAGCTTGTTACTAACGACCAGGGATGGGTAAACCGTGTTATTAATGGCGTAACGAAGTCCCCTATTGCTCGAGTTAGAACAACGCAGGTTGATATTCGTGATGCAGAAAATCTGATGGCAAAGGGTTATAAGAAGGGCAACAAGAAGACTCTTCCGGGCTCTCCTGCTCTGCTTAGAAGAACGACAGATCCTCAGACTGTTTACGTTAAGGATGCTCTGAATAGAGATGATGTTGTAGATATCACTGATTTCGATTATGTTCAGTTTATGTATAACATTGATAAGCTTATGCTTAATGAGACAATTGCTCGTGCAATTCTGATTGGTGATGGCCGCCTGGACGATGATCCGGACAAGATTTGGCCTACACATATCCGTCCTATCTGGACTGATGATGATCTTTACACAATGCACGTTGACATTGATCTTGCTGCCATGAAGAAGTCTCTGCAGGGAACAAACACTTCTGCGAATTTCGGTGATGAATACGTTATGGCCGAAGCTATGGTTTCTACCCTTCTGCATGCAACAGAAGACTATAGAGGAACAGGCACTCCTGATTTCTTCTGCACACCAAATACACTCAACACGATGTTGCTTGCAAGGGATATGAATGGTCGTCGTATCTACAATACTGAAGCTGAGCTTGCAACGGCTCTTGGCGTAAAGAATATTTATCGTGTGAAGGAGTTCGCTGGAAAGACCAGAACAACTTCTGATGGTAAGAAGAAGGAGCTGCTTGGTATCTATGGCAACATTGCAGATTATGTTGTTGGTGCTGTAAAGGGTGGCCAGATCACGAAGTTTGATCAGTTTGATATCGACTTCAACCAGCTGAAGAGCCTGATTGAGACTAGATTCTCTGGTGCTCTCACTCATATCGTTTCCTTTGTTGCTGTTGAGAAAGATGTAACAACTCCTAGTGGAGCTGGTGCTTGATCTGAGTGATCAAAATGGAGGTTAGCTATCCATGAAATGGTTTGGTAATATAGCGTTCAGCAATCAAGTTGAGACTGAACCAGGTATTTGGGAAGACAAGCCAGTAATAAGGCAGTATTTTGGAGACTTACCCCGCATCTCTAAAAGAGACCAGCTATCTGATCAGATTAACAGAGATATTGCAGTAACGAACCAGTTGAGTGTGATTGCAGATCCTTACCTTCTGGATAGCTTCCAAAATATATTGTATGTCGAATTCATGGGATCAAAGTGGAGAGTTAGTTCTGTTGAAGTGGGTTACCCTAGGCTAACTCTCACCTTTGGTAACTTGTATAAGGGGGAAGAAGATGAGACCACGGACGGAACTCCATGATATTTTATGTGCTGTTCTTGGTTCGAAGAATTGCTATTTTCAACCTCCGACAGGAACACAAATTAAATATCCCGCTATTGTATATTCCTTTAATGGAGTTAAAACAAAAGCGGCTGACAATAAAAGTTACATGAAATATGGTAAATATACAATTACGCATTGCTATAAATCTCCGAAAGAGTCTTTGGTAGAAATCTTACCAGAGGCTCTTCCTTTTTGTTCATTTGACTCAAGTCATAAGGTTGATGGGATTTATAACGATACGTATGATTTATCTTTTTAAGAAAGTGAGGAAAATTTAAATGCCCGATACTTTTAAGAGACTTACTTGGGACGCTGTTGGTGAGAAGCTGTATGAAACAGGTACTGACAGAGGTGTGTTTTACGCACAGGTTAACGGTGCTTATCCGAAGGGTGTTGCATGGAATGGTATGACTGGTGTAACTCTTTCTCCGTCTGGAGCAGATGAGAATAAGTTCTATGCCGATAATATTAAGTACGGTTCCATTCGTGGTGCAGAAGACTTTGGTGGCACAATTAAGTGCTATACATATCCGGATGAATTCGCTCTTTGCGATGGCGCTGCACAGGGTGGTACTACAGGCGTTATTATTGGACAGCAGAAGAGAAATCCGTTCGGTTTCTGCTATCGTTCGAAAATTGGTAATGACGCTGATGGTATGGATCATGGATACAAGCTTCACCTGATCTATAACGCTACAGTATCTCCTTCTGAAAGAGATTACCAGACCGTTAACGATAGTCCGGAAGGAATTGAATTCTCCTACGAGTTCACAACAACTCCTGTTCCGGTTACAGCTATTGAGAATGCGAAGCCTACAGCCCTGCTTGAGATCGATTCTACAAAGGTTGATGCGGAGAAGCTGAAAGCACTTGAAGACGTTCTTTATGGTTCTGCTACGGCAGCAGCTAGACTTCCTCTTCCGGATGAAGTTATTACAATGATGAAGACAGCGTAATTAAAAGAATTAGATTGGCCTGGTATGAGTAATTGTATCAGGCCACACTTATATTTTATGGAGGACTAAAACTTATGCATAAGATTACTGAAACATACACCGACTTTGATGGAAATACAAGAACAGAAGATTTCTATTTCAACTTTACAGAAGCAGAAATTACAAAGATGCAGTTTGGCACCGAAGGTGGTCTTTCTGCAATGATTAATAGAATTGTTGCTGCTCAGGATACACCAAGACTGATTGAGATCTTCGAAGATCTGATTAAGAAAGCTTATGGTGTTAAGTCTCCTGATGGTAGGAGATTCATTAAGAACGACGAAATTACAAAAGAATTTACAGAGACAAATGCTTATTCGCAGATTTATATGAGGCTTGCAACAGATGCTGATGCAGCTACTAAATTTGTGAATGATGTTGTTCCTAAGAAAAAAGAAGAAGCAAAGGATAAAGTAATTCCTGCTGATTTTAAAGGATAATATCGGAGGAGGGTAGAGAATGCTTGAGATACATATTCCAGCGCATGAATATTGGGATGCACGAAAGGAAGAGTTTTTTACAACCAAAGAAACCACTCTTCGTCTTGAGCATTCTCTAATTTCTCTTACCAAATGGGAACAAAAATATAAGAGACCTTATTTAGGCCTTCATAAAGGTCCAAATACAACAGAAGAAAGTTTGTATTATATTCGCTGTATGTGCATCGATAAAAATGTAGATCCTTATGTTATCTCTTCCATACAGTATGAACCAGAAATTTTAAAGAAAATAACTGATTACATTCACGATCCAATGACTGCCACAACGATTAGTAATAATTCAAGAAGAGGCGGTGGCGGATTACAAGAAACTTTAACAAGTGAATTAATTTATTATTATATGACAGCTTTAAACATTCCTTTTGAATGTGAAAAATGGCACTTGAATAACTTGCTCATGCTTATCCAAGTAGCCAATGCTAAAAACAATCCTAAGAAAATGTCTCGTTCTGATATCATGCGCCAGAACGATGAAATTAATAGAGCAAGAAGAGCAAAATTCCACACTTCAGGTTAAAGGAAGCGTGCTATTAACATCCAAATTATTAAAATTGCGAACAGCCCGCCAAATGTAATAAGGCTTTGTTTAAAGACTTTATCTTGGTGATCGTACTGCAATTTATCCTGTTCAACAGCACTAATATCGTTATGTGTAATATTGATATTTTCTGTATGGACAGAATCGTCATCAAGAAGAATTTTCGTTCCACAGTACGTGCAATAACAGAACTTAGACCCTTCTTTCACTTCTATGCTTGCATGACAATTCGGGCATTGTAAGGGCACCATCTTAACCATTGCTTTTTCTTCCTCGCTTTGACAAATTTTGTATCAGCATTCCTTATAAAGGATTTTATCACATAAGAAAGAAGATGAACATATATGTCTGATTATTTAATTCATTGAGGTGATCATAATGGCAAAAACTATAACGATTCGAATGCAACAAAAAGGCAGTTTTGAAAAGACGTTTAAGTTTTTGCGTGCAATGAAAGAGAAGAGATTCTTAAGAAACCTTGATAAATTCGGGCAGGCTGGGGTTGAAGCCCTCAGCAAAGCAACACCAAAAGATACTGGATTAACTGCAAATTCTTGGGAATATGAAATTAATGATGACGGCGAAAGACTGTCATTAAATTGGTATAACACCAATGTCAAAAAAGATTATTTCAACGTAGCAGTTATGATCCAGTATGGTCATGCAACTGGAACTGGCGGTTGGGTTGAAGGAATAGATTATATAAATCCAGCTCTTAGACCAGTTTTTGACAAAATTGAGAAAGATATTTGGGAGGAGGTGCAGAACTCTTGAGCAGTACAACCGAACAACGTGTCGTGCAGATGCAATTTGATAATGCACAGTTTGAAGCAGGTGTTCAGCAAACCCTTCTATCATTAAATAAATTAAATGATTCTATTGAGAAAAACACAAAAGCAAACGCTGGTCTTTCTTTTCGTGGCCTCGAAAATGCTTTAGGGTCGGCAGATTCTAAACTTTCTTCTATAAGCAGAAGTGCTGCCAATTTAAAGAATGCGTTTTCTGTTGCTGGCGTCGCAAGTCAGCGAGTAGTAAACAATATTACCGATTCCCTGTATCGAATGGGTGTTAATTGTGCCAAAACATTTACCGGTATTAACAGTATGACAGATGGCTTTGACAAATTTGGTCAAAAGACAAAAGCCGTTTCTACTCTAATGACAACTACTGGCGCATCGTTTAAAGACGTGCAAAAAGCTGTTGATGATCTTGCTTGGTTCTCTGATCAGACTTCGTATAACTTTACGGATATGATCGATAGTATGGCAAAGCTTACTGCCTCTGGTGATAAGAATCTTAGTCATCTTACAACTACTGTTAAAGGCTTTGCCCTTGCAGGCGCTAGAGCTGGTGTTGGTGCTAGAGAAGTATCAGCTGGTATGTATCAGTTAACGCAGGCAGCATCTAGAGGATATCTTATGTACCAAGACTGGGCGCAAGCTCTTGGTACAAGAAATATTGCATCTGCTAAGCTTAAGCAGCAAATGATTGATGCTGCTGGTAAAACGGCAATCGCAGCTGGAGCCAATAAAGATTTTAATGAATCACTTAAAAAGGGCTGGCTTACAATGGACGTCTTCCGCAAGGTTATGGGAGAATATACTGCCGGCATCAATAAAGCTAACTGGAGTGAAGAAGAGTACACTTTTAAGAACGATAAAGCCACAAATTCTACAACGGAATTTTCAAAGGCTGCTTTCCAGGCAGCGCAGGAATGTCGTACTTGGAGCGACGTTGTTGATGCCGTTAAAGATGCAATTGGTTCAGGTTGGGCTACAAGTTATGAACTGATCTTCGGCAATGTTAATGAAGTAAGAAAACTTTGGACTGGCATTTGTAATTTTGCCATAGATATTTCTGATAAGTTTACTTCTGCTAGAAATAATCTTCTTGAAGAATGGAGAAATGCTGGTGGAAGAGACGCATTAATTAAGAGTTTTGTTAATGTAATAAATGGAATTCATCGAGTTATTGAACCGATCAAAGAAGCGTTCGAAGAAGTGTTTGGGACGCTAGATGGAAATAAATTAGCTGGAGCAACAAATTCTCTAGAAGGCTTTACAAAGAAACTCGAACTTACTAGAGAACAGATGATCCATGTAAAAGAAGTATTTCTTACAGTATTTGGAACTATTAAGAATGTATTTGACGCTCTTAGACCTTATGCAAAACAAATTATTTCTTTTCTTACTATTATTACGGTTTTAAAATCTGTCCAGTCGATCATGGCAGGTGGACTTGGATTTGGTTCATTGGCCTCTATTCTCAAAATCATTATTGGAATTGGTATTTTAAAACATTTCATGAATTTCAATTCCACAGCTTCTAAGAC